AATTAATCACTAAAACTAAACCAAAAATGACACAAGTCACGAATAAGTTGAACCTTAACGCAGATGCTAACGAAGCATCAATTGTAGAGGCTATCAACAAGTTGCAAGAAGCAACAAATGTCGCTACTGCTGCAACTGAAACAGCTAACAATGCTCGTATCGCAGCAGAAGAAAGAATCGCTTCATTAGAAGCAGAATTAACACAAGCCAAAGCAGAATTGGAAGCATCGAAAGAAGCTACATTGGATGCAGAAGCTACCGCATCAGCTACTGAGTTGGTAAACACATTTAAGGCTCGTATCGGTAACAAAGCCGAGACATTAGCTAAATGGGTTAACCTTGCTAAGTTAGATATGGAAGGAACTAAGTCAATCTTAGAAGACTTACCATTAAACGTAGCATCACCTAAAGCTAACGCTGAACCTGAGTATCAACAAGCTACTGCCGCTTCTATTATGGCTAACATAACCGCTAAAAATCAAGTTAAAAACTAAACCCTAACATACAATTCTAAAATGAAACAAACACAAAAATTCGCACTATCACTTGTACTTATTGCCCTCGTTAGTACAACTCTGTCAATGGCAGTAGGTGCATCACCTTTAATGGTTGCAGGGGTATTATTTGCTATTGGAGCAGTTATCGGTGCAGCTAAAGCATTCGGTGCAACTATTCCTAATTTAACTCCATCAGGTTCTTTGAAAGGAGACGGATTCACAATCTCTGATACAACCTACGCAGGTGAAGCAGCAGGTCAGTTTATTGTTCGTGCCATCACTGGTAACGAGACAGTTCAAGGTGGTCACGTTTATGTAAAAGATGGTATCAAAAAGAAATTCACTATTCCACGTTGGGATGCTGATTATGAAGATTTGATTCAAGATAGAATGGCTACACCTGTAAGCAAAGGTGAGCAAGTTATTAGTTCTCGTACATTAACTCCTGCCGATTATATGATTTATATGGAGTTCAATCCTCGTGACTTTGAAGACCATTGGTATGCACAACAATTGAATCCTACTTTAATCGACCGCACATTACCTGCATCAGTTGAATCAGTAGTTATTCAACAAGTATTGAAGCGTCACGATAGATATGTAAACAAGATGATTTGGGCAGGTAGCACAGCTACAGCAGGTATCTACAAATACTTTGACGGATTCGTTAAGAAAGCAACTGATGATACTAACACATTGGATTTAGCAGGTTCTTCAATCTTGACTACAACTCTTGCTGCTAATATCTTAGATGAGGTTAAACGTATTTATGACTTAATTCCTGCGGCTTTGAAGTATGACCCATCAATGAAGTTGTTCTTATCTTATGACTTGTATGATGCTTACGCTAAGGCTATCATCGCACAAACTTACAAAGGTGCTGATTACCAATCAATGCAGTTAGACTTGAAATACAGAGGTTTGCCAGTAGTTCGTATTGCTGACTTCCCTGCTTACAAGATGATGTTTGCTAAAGGTAGCGCAGGTATGGATTCAAACCTTTGGGTAGGTATGAACTCGGTTGAAGATGCTAAGTTAGAAATGAACAAAGTACAAAACAACTCTGAATTGTTCTACGTTAAAATGCTTTGCAAATTAGATGTTCAATTCGGATTCACTCAAGAGGTAGTAAACTACGTTTAAGATGAGTTACACTAAAGAGCAGATTCTCTCAATAATAAAAGAAGAAGTAGCCTTCAATAGCCATATCGAACAGGTATGGCTATCTGAAGACGGCTTAAACTTTACTTGGAACGAGAATAGTAAAAACTATCCAACATCATTCTCAAGGGAAGAGATATTAAATCCCGAACAAACAAAAAAAGAAGTTAAAACAACAACAAAAAATAAATAGAAATGGCAACTACAAATAGATTTTTAGGTACAAAGAATACCGAAAACACAGGACGCAAAATTTTAGTAGACACACAAACCTTAACAACAGGTGCTACTATTGCTTGTACGACTAAAGAAAACGCAACAAAGACATTCTTTATTTGCGCACTTGCAACAGCAACACCATCGGTAACAATCGGTGTTGGTACGGCAACAACTGCTCCTTATGTTGGAGATGAGGTTAGATACATCCTTAGTGCTGACGCTACTACTCGTGTTGTTACTTTTTCTACAGGATTTACATCAGCAGGTACATTGAGTGTAACAGCTTCTAAAAAAGCTACTATCTCTTTTGTATTCAATGGTACAGACTGGCAAGAAATCGGACGAGCAGTAACAGCATAAGTTAACCTTTAAACCACAACAACAATGGCACAGCCAAATATAACCTTCATAGAAGGTAGCGGTGGATTAGGTCGACCACTTGAAAGTAAAGACCACATAAGCGGATACGCAGTATTCTCTTCGACTTATGCAACAGTATTGCCATCAGGATTCACGACAACGGCAAGAGTGAAAGCCTTGTATAGTGCTGATGATGCAGTTGCAGCAGGTATTGTTAAAGATTATTCAGATGGTACTTCAGCATCGGGTTCTTATGCAGTTACCGCCGTTGGTTCAGATGGTAATACGGTTGAATTAAAGGTGGCAGATTTGAATCCGCTAACAGGTGCAAGTCGTACTATCTCATTGGGTGTATATACAAAAGTAGCAGGTGATACAACAACTACTTTAGTTGCAACGGCTATTAAGAACATTATAAACTCAGGTACTGCAACTCACGGATATACTGCAACATCATCAACGGCAACAGTTACTATTGTAGCACCTAAATCAATGGGTTCATTCTTGAATACGGTATCAATGACAGCAACGTATGTGACAACAGGAACGGCAATAGCTGGTACTATTGTAGCCTTCACAGGCGGTGCAAGTTCACAATCGGCTATTCACTATTATCATATCAGCGAGTTCTTCCGTATGCAACCTAAAGGTATCTTGTATGTTGGTTTGTACAACACATCAGCAACGTATACCGAGATTACTGATATGCAGACTTATGCAACAGGCTCTATGCGTCAAGTAGCCGTGTTTAAAGATGGTACTTGGGCGAGTGGTGATATTACAATACTAAACGCAATAGCAGTCACTAACAAGACAAACTACAAGCCGTTGAGTATCTTATACGCTGGTAACTTGGTAGCTACTGCCGACATCACAACTGTAACTGATTTCTCTACTTCAACAACTAATCTTGTTACATCGGTTATATCTCAAGATGGTGGTGGTAAGGGTCATTTCTTATTTGAATCATCATTGACAGGCGGTGCTAAGAAGTCAATCACAAACATCGGTACTGCATTAGGTACTATTGCACTTGCTAAGGTAAGCGAATCGATTGCTTGGGTTGGTAAGTTTAACATCAGCGATGGTGTTGAGAATGAAATAGTCGAATTTTGCAATGGTCAATTATGGACATCATTAAGCCAATCAGCATTGGAGGCATTGTTCTCTAAGCGTCATTTGTGGGCAAAGAAATTTACAGGTGTGAGCGGTACGTTTTGGGTGGATTCATCTTGTGCGGTCGCCACTACCTCAGACTATGCCTATATCGAAAACAACCGCACCATCTGTAAAGCGGAACGTAACTTGTACACGGCTTACACTCCGTTGTTGAACTCGCCTATTACGTTCAATGCAAACGGAACTATCACCGATAACACGATTGCATACTTTGAGAATGTTGGTAACGCTGCACTTGACCAAATGGTTAAAGACAACGAGTTATCTGCGAAGTCAGTAACAATCAATCCAACGCAGAATGTATTAAGTACATCAACGCTAACTATCGCAGTAACATTGGTCATCAATGGAGTTGCACGAATCATATCTATTCCAATCGGATTTAAACCATCAATAGCATAAAAAATGGCAACAGCATTACTAAACGGAGTTAACTATTCAAGCGTTAATATAACCGTCATCATACCAATCTTAGGACCAGTTATTGGCATCACTAAAGTTGAGTATATGGAAGAGCAAACTATTGACGATAACTACTCATTGGGTGTTAATCCAACATCACGAGGATTTGGTCAAAAGAAATATACAGGTTCTATCAGCATCTACAAAGATGTTTGGAATCGAATCATTGACGCATCACCTTTGAAAGACCCTCTATCATTACCTCCATTTGAGGTAACGATAGTGTTTGGTGGCGCAGCGACAGGTGGCTATCGTAAAGAAACACTTCACGCTGTGAATTTCAAGTCGAATCCATTCTCAGTGAGTGCAGGTGATACAAAAGTATTACTCGACATTCCATTGGCGATTGGTGGCATTGATAGAGTATAATTCGTAACAATTAAAACAAAATAAAGTGGCAAAAGAAGTATCAGTATTATTAGACATCATCAGTGATGAAGAACGCAAGAGTTATGAAGATAAGTGTATCGAATTAGCAACTGCACATAACGTAGGCAAGGTTCACGTTTGCGTACAATTTAAACCTGAAACTAACGAACGAATAGTAAGCTACATCAAAGAGCCGAACTATGTAAGTAAGTTAGCGTTAATGGGTAAAGCGAGTGAGTTAGATATGTATGCAGCAGGAGAAGAACTTCGGTTGATATACCAAATCAAAGAAGAGTCGCATCCATTGACTTATGGCGAAACGTATGATTGTGAGCCGTATAAATTAGGTGTAGTTCAACATTGTCTTGGTGTTATTACCATCGTAACAAATCGCTTTAAAAAAAACTAAGCGAATACAAAATTAACAACGACACCGAAGATATACACCGTATGGCTGCGTATATTCGGTGTTGTTGTCATTTAGACCCTGAGGCATTATCAGATGATGAATTTGCAAAGGAGTATTGTAGAGCAAAGTGGTTTTTAGAAGTAGCACATCAAGTTAAATTCGAGTAATGGCAAACATAGTAGAATACATATTAGGACTTAAATCTGACGGCTTCCAATCGGGGATAAATGGTGCAATAGGTTCTACTCGTGCGTTGGATTCGGCATTTGATAAGGTTAAGACTACTGCACTTGGATTCTTTGGTGTTTATGAAGGTTTGGCATTCATCAACAAGAGTGTTGATATGTTTAACGAATCGGCACAAGCATCTGCTCAATTGGACGCAACATTACGAAGTACAGCTAATGCAGCTAATTTAAATCGTGAGGCTTTGGATAAACAAGCCGATGCATTGATGAAGAAGTCATTGTTTGACGATGATGCCATCACGAGTTCTCAATCTTTACTTGCAACATTCACGAAGGTAAAAGATACCATTTATATGGATGCTATTCCTGCGATTGTTGATATGTCAACAAAGTTAGGAGGAGATTTACAAGGCACTACACTTCAAGTCGGTAAGGCATTGAATGACCCTATTAAGGGTATATCCGCATTATCAAGAGCAGGTGTATCATTTACCGAATCACAGAAAGCGACTATCAAAAGTATGGTTGCAATGAATGATGTTGCAGGGGCGCAGAAGTTAATATTACAAGAATTACAAACAGAGTTTGGTGGTTCAGCATTAGCAGCATCAGAAACAGGTATTGGTCCGATGGTTGTATTGCAACACATCTTTGAAGGTGTCCGTGAAGAGATAGGTGGTATGGTTATGGCATTGATAATCGATTTGAAACCTGCATTAGTATCAATGATTCAAGGTTTGAGTAGTGCGGTTCATTGGGTCAAAGAAAACAAAAGATTAATTACCGACCTTGCCGTCGGTTTTGGTGTATTTAAAGTTGCAATGATGACAGTTGTTCCATTAATTGAAGGGTTTACTATTGCTACAACGGCAGCAGCAATAGCAGAGGGTGAGGCGGCAGTTGCTACAACGGCATTGCTTGGACCAGTTGGGTTACTTGTTATTGCGGTAGCTGCTCTTGCAGCAGTTTGGTATGATGTATCTCAAGCAAGTGAACGAGCATTGCAGATGCAACAAGACAATGCAAAGAGACACGCAAGTAGTACAACAAGTGCGCTTGAAGAAGACCTTAAAAGAAAGGTAAAAGCAGGAGGTAATGAACTTGCATTGCGTAAACAATTATCTGAAAGTTATATCAAATTAGAGCAACAAGATTTAAAGCAAAGTGAAGCTGATTTGCAAAAAGCAACTGATAGACAAAAGTTCTTGCGTGAACAAGGATTTAGTTCTCAAGCCGATGATATGCAAAAAGGAATTGATAAACTAAAAGGTCAAGTATCAGAATATCAATCAGGCATTAGTGCTGCACAATCATTTGGTTCAGTTAAACCTGCATTGACAACAGCTAAATCAACGGCAGGTGCAGGTGCTAAAGCAACAGGGGCAACACCACCAAAGACGGACAAAGCAACTGGTAGTAAATCAGTCACTATCAATATGCAAATAAACGATATTATAAAAGAGTTTACCATCAACACTACTAACATCAAGGAAGGTGCAAATAGGGTTAAAGATATGGTCGCAGATGCGTTATTGAACTCGATTAATTCATCACTTCATACGGCAGGACAATAATGATACTAAACAACGCACCAACGGTCATCAAGTTTAACGGAAGTAGTTATCCAACTTCAATAGATGGACAAACAAAATCATTTCCTGATATCGTATTAAAGTCAGCATTGATAAGTGTATCACAAGCAAAGCAAATTATCAAGACGCAGATTCAAGGGCGAGATGGTTCGGTTAAAGAATACATAGGACTTGATGATTATGCCATCTCAATAGTTGGTACAATAACAAGTACTAATAATGTTGAGCCAATACAAGATA